TGTACCTTGAACGGTCAGAGTGCCAACAGTGATACCAAGGTCTGTGCCTTGAACGGTCAGAGTGCCAACAGTGACACCAAGGTCTGTGCCTTGAACGGTCAGAGTGCCAACAGTGACACCAAGGTCTGTGCCTTGAACGGTCAGAGTGCCAACAGTGATACCAAGGTCTGTGCCTTGAACGGTCAGAGTGCCAACAGTGATACCAACTGTTCCAGTGACACCAAGGTCTGTACCTTGAACGGTCAGAGTGCCAACAGTGATACCAACTGTTCCAACAGTGACACCAAGGTTTGTGCCTTGAACGGTCAGAGTGCCAACAGTGACACCAACTACACCAACTATGTTGTCAATAGTTAAACCATTACATACGTGTGCAGGAAGGGGATTTGAGTAACTAACTTCATATGTAATTGCATTTACGCCTTGATATTCCCCTGATTCGGTTGGATCAGATGAATAAGCAATTTTCATATATTGAAAATGTGCAGTTTCTCCACTAGAAAGGTTGACATAATCACTTGCTATGGTATAAGTAATTCCACTAGTTTCGATTTCGTAGTTGTCGCTAGTTGCTCCCATTGGGTTCTCCGCTGTGCGTGTTGTGCAGGGGTGTCTGACTCAATTCTTATAAATAGGATTACCTACCTATGTATATTTCTGAAAACAAGGCTGATATGGACATAAACAATATCCGATTTCCAAAAGAAGTAGAAAACCATGTACGGAAGCACGGTGTTTCATATATTGATGGAGTGCTTGCTGTTTGTGAACGATTCGGCATTGAACCACAAGTTGCTGCTAAATTTTTAAGTAAACCTATTATTGAAAAAATAAAGGCTGAAGGGCAGGAACTAAATCTCTTGCCTAAAAAATCTAAATTACCTGTTTAGCACTTGACACAACCTGTTTTTGTTGTATTTTACCTACATACCTGTGACAAAAGTTTTGTCACACATTTAATACACACCGTACAAATAGTACAAGGAGACATCTATGGGTTTTAAAGACATGAAGAGTTCATCTAAGAATTCGTATCAAACACTCGCGTCCGAAATGGACAAAATGGCAAAACGGTCAGAGTCGTATAAGGACGACCGATTATGGAAGGCTGAAACAGACAAGACAGGAAACGGTTACGCAGAGATTCGTTTCCTTCCCGCTCCCGATGGCGAAGACCTGCCGTGGGCGCGTGTGTGGCATCACGGTTTTCGTGGTCCAGGCGGTTGGTATATTGAGAATTCTCTCACCACTATTGGTCTAAAGGATCCAGTGAGTGAAATGAATACTCTGTTGTGGAACACTGGTTCAGACAAGGACAAGGCTATTGCTCGTGATCGCAAGAGGAAGTTGTCGTATATGTCTAACATTCTTGTGATTAGTGACCCCAAGCATCCAGAAAACGATGGGAAGGTGTTCTTGTTTAAGTACGGCAAAAAGATTTTTGAGAAGATTCAGGAAGCAATGAATCCTCAGTTTCAGGACGAAAAACCCCTGAATCCGTTTGATTTTTGGAACGGTGCTAATTTCAAGTTGAAGATTCGTCAAGTTGAAGGGTACACAAACTACGACAAGAGTGAGTTCGCTGCCCCCTCTGCTTTGCTTGGTGGTAATGATTCTGCACTTGAGAAGTTGTGGAAAACACAGTATTCGCTTGTAGAGTTCACAAATCCAAAGTCTTTCAAGTCTTATGATGAATTAAAGACTCGTCTTGAAGCAGTTTTAGGAGGAAACATTCGTGCAACTTCTGATTCTGCTGTTGTGGTTGGTGGTGCAGAAAAGGCATCATTTGATGACGAAGACGAGTCTGATGTTACTGTTGTGAAAAAGTCTCCTACTCAGTCCACAAAGAAGAGCCCTGTAAAAGAAACTGTCAACAATACTGACGATACAGAGGATGCGCTTTCTTACTTTGAGAAGTTGGCTAGCGAAGATTAATAGACAGTAGTTTTGGTTTTAAAACAATTTTGTAGAAACGCCTAAAGGCGTTAGCAAGGGGCGCACCAAAGTGCGCCCTTTTCTTTTTAATTCCATAAGCCACTTAAAGTTGCTTGCTGCATAATCTTTATTGTTGGTTCATTATTTCTTTGACGAAGATCGTCGTGAAAATTGTTTACAGTAGAAGACACAGTTGTATTTATTTTATTGCCTCCTGCAACAGCAGACCTGTTATTAGCCGTGACCATTTGATTTTGTGTTTCCTCTGTTGCTTGATTTAGAGCATTAGTCTCTGAGTTATACTTTTGCAACATTTGTCCTAAAGATGTGTTTGGCGTTGTTGGAGAAACAACTCCTGTTGCTTGTTCCGTGTTTGTATTTGGATTTGGAATCATTGCCGCTCCTGTTGCGGAAGCAGCAGCATTAACAGCAGACAATCCTGACTTGTTTTCTGTACCACCAATAAAACCCGCCTCTCCTCCTGCTGACTCTGCACCTGCACCAGGCGGTTTAGTTTTACCTTCACTCTTAGCTGATGACTCATCATCAACACTGATCAGAGAACCAATACCAGGAATAGATGCAATCATGTCGTATATGCCTTTTCCACCAACTGCATCTGCAAGTAGTCCTGCAAGTTTTTCGCCAACCCACATCCCACCCATCGTTCCAATAAGTGTTCCAATACCAGGAATTGGTATGGCTGTACCAGCAGCACCTCCTAATACTGATCCTAATCCTGAACCAAATGCACCAACAATTGTACGTCCAATTTTGTCTTTCTTTTCTTCGGGAGATAGTTCTGGATCTGCTTTTATACCCATGATATCATTGATTGCCAATGCACCAGAAATTATTGCTCCAAGACCAGGTATGGAGACAACGCTTTTTATTACCTTTCCTGCGTTTGATTTGACATAACTTCCAATAGCTTTTAATGGATTTAGTTTGCCTAGAGTATCAGAGGCCGCATCCAGTGCTTTTCCACCAACATTTTTGACCGCACCCAGTGCTTTTCCACCAACATTTTTGACCGCACCTAATGCTTTGCTAAAGAAACCACCACCACTCGGTTTGACCATATCCAGTGCTTTTCCACCAATATTTTTGGCAGCACCTAGTGCTTTTCCACCAATATTTTTGGCAGCACCTAGTGCTTTTCCACCAATATTTTTGGCAGCACCTAGTGCTTTTCCACCAATATTTTTGGCAGCACCTAGTGCTTTTTCTTTTGCCGCACCTATAACTGTTGATAGTAATCCACCGCCTCCGCCTGATCCGCTAGTTACTAAAGAAATAAGATTAGAGAGAAGTCCACCACCTTCTTTTCCTCCTGCTCCTCCACCTTTAATATCAGAGATACCAGAGGTTAAAGAACCATACTTTCCTTTAGACTCTAATTCTGATTCTCTGTTTGATAGTTCTAATGTATCGCTTGTGTCTTCTTTAAATTTCTTTTCTAGCAGGGTTTTGATGCCCATTATTTCTCGGTGAATTTGTCCTAGACTTTTTAACTGTTTTTTTTCTATTCCATTTTCTTCTTTGCTAAGTTCACCTGCTTGGTCTTCTTTTGTCATAGACAACATACTAGGAATGGATGCAGCAGGAGTACCGCCGACTGCTGCTACGCTTTTTTCTGCCAAAGATCTAGTTAGGTCTTGTTTTGGAATGGATGCAGCAGGAGTACCGCCGACTGCTGCTACGCTTTTTTCTGCCAAAGATCTAGTTAGGTCTTGTTTTGGAATGGATGCAGCAGGAGTATCACTTAATACTCTGCTACTAATATTTTTGATCACACCCAGTGCTTTTCCACCAACATTTTTGGCAGCACTCAGTGCTTTTCCGCCAATACTTTTAGCCATAGTAACAACAGGAGATGCTGCTTTAGAAACTGCTTTAGAACCAAAGTTTTTTGCTACATCTAGTGCGTTTCCGCCAATACCTTTAGCAATAGTAACAACAGGAGATGCTGCTTTAGAAACTGTAGAAACTGCTTTAGAACCAAAGTTTTTTGCTACATCTAGTGCTTTTCCGCCAACATCTTTAGCAATAGTAACAACAGGAGATGCTGCTTTAGAAACTGTAGAAACTGCTTTAGAACCAAAGTTTTTTGCTACATCTAGTGCGTTTCCGCCAATACTTTTAACCATAGTAACAACAGGAGATGCTGCTTTAGAAACTGTAGAAACTGCTTTAGAACCAAAGTTTTTTGCTGCATATAGTGCTTTTCCACCAACATTCTGAATTTGTTTTCTTAGTTTTCTTCCTATATTGAATGCACCTGATTCTCTCGTGGATGGTTCTGATGTATCACTTGTTTCTGATGTGTCGCTTGTGTCTCCTTTAAATTTCTTTTCTAACAGGGTTTTTATTCCCGTTATTTCTCGGTGAATTTCTCCCAAAGTTTTTATTTGTTCGCCTTCTGCCGCTGTCCCCGTCTCTCCTGTCTCTTTTTGTCCTTCTCGGTCTTCTTTTGCCATAGACAACATACTAGGAATGGATGATGCAGGAGTACCACTGACCTCTGCTATGTTTTTTTCTTCCAAAGATCTAGTTGAGTCTTCTTTTGGAATGGATGCAGCAGGAGTACTACTTATTCCCGCACTCTTTTTTCCTCCGCGAGCAATTTGTTCCTGCAATCCACCAGAGTACTTTTCAAGCATTTCTTTCTGCTCGCGGCGTTCGCGGAGGAATTCGCTTAGTAATCCACCTATACCTGGAATTTTACTTACAATCTTTTCAGGCAGAGTTTTCCTGAAGTCTTGTGCCTTTTCTTTTAAGAAAGCAGCAAAGGTTGTCCTCTTTTTTAGTTGTTGCTCTACAGGAGCAATTATTTCATCTAGTTTTTTTGCTATCCCTGACTGTTCACCCTGAGTCTTTTTGGCAAGATTTTGTATAAACTTTAATTTTGCGTATATGGCCTTTGCTTCTTCTCTTGATGAACTCATTGAGGCTTCTGATAAAGAAACAGATTCTTCCATTAATTTGAAAGCAGCAGCACCAGCAGGGTCTTCTCGATTGAATTTTTTAGAGTTTTCTGCTATGAATTCTTCCACAACAGAGCGAACCCCACGCTGATCACCTATTCCAATTACATATTTTTCAAGTTCTGATGTTTCAAAACCCATATCTTGGCGTTGCTTGATAAGTGCTTCAAGCAAACCTATTTGGGTTGTAATTTTTTCTTCTGTAACTTCAGAAGTCTCAGTTGGTGTATCCGTTGAAGTAGGAGTTACATCAGGTACAACAACTGGTGTTGATTGTTGGGAAACCCCTTTAGCAGGCTTTTTGTTATTGCCTTTAAATTTGCTTTTCTTTTTTTTGTCTCTGCTTTTGTATGATTTTCGTTTAGCCATGATTCATGCTACTCCCTTAAAGTCATGATGTATAAGTCATAGCATTTTTTTGTTTCTTTCTCGCTCTTTTTCCTTTTTCAAATGATTAATAAGCAAATTTATGTATATGTCCCTTTCCCAAGGAATCATGTTTTCTAATTCCTCTAAAGAGTATTTGTGATGTTGTAGCAGATTAAAGGCAATTTGATAGTATGACCCCAAGTCACTATGACTCAGGGCTATTGAAAAAAATCAGATACACTCTTTATCTGTACTAGAACCGATTCGCCGCAGTTTGGGCAAGGGTATCGAAACTCGTACTTTAGTTCTGGTATTGTTTGGAGAAAATCCATGATACTTTTGAATTGTTCTGGTAAAAGGTTGTCTATAAACGATGACAGTTCCTGTGGATCAATGTCTCGTTGTTCGTAAACTTGACCATCAATAATTACAGATTCTATACATTTTTTTGCTAATTCGAAAGCAATTTCTACCTCGTTTTTTTCGTAGTCGATATCGTGAATAGAAGGATATTTCATTACAATTGAAAGGGTATCCGTAATTTTAATATTTGAATCTACTGGTTCTTTATCTTGTGGTGCGATGGTAATCTGATCAAGTTTAATTTTTACTGAGGTTGCGTGTCCACACTTGGAGCAAACAACTTGTGGTTTTGCTTCCTCTCCAACAGATTTTGATCGAATCTGTAAGAACGCATATTCTGCATCCGCAGCACATAGTCGCTTAGTGTCTATAGTGTCGTTTGTACACGACAAAATAACATTACTCATAGCGTTATTGATTTCGTTTACGTTTTTAGATTGCAGGGCAATCAGAAGCACTTTTTCTTCCTTTACCAAGAAAGGACGAAACTTTACTTGCATTTTTGAAACAGGCAAAGTCATGCTGTACTGTGGAAGTGTTGTATTAGACAACTTCAGTTTGTTCATATTATTCCTTTGTGATAAAGAGTGTACCAATCACTATTTATTGTATATCATCTATTTATACTGATCTTATAGTGTTGTCAACAGCATTTAAACTTGAATTATTTTTTCTAAAACTATTAGGGTTGAATTGTATCGTATCGACACCTAAATCTGATGGAATTCCGTAGGTTTCGTTTGCTGCTTGATACTGTATTGATGTGTATTTTCTAAATGATAGTGTAATATCCTGCCGCATTATCTCGTTATCTTTTTCGTAACCTAATTGAATATCACCAATTGATTTGGGATACACTTCTTCTACTTGTATATCATGAAGTAAAACATCGTCTTTTCCAAGCACAGATATTACCATGTCTGTAGTGTAGTCATTGTAATAAGAAAATTTGTAGTTTTCTGGATCACATACAAGTTGCATCCACTTTTCAAAGAACAGTCGTTCTTGCATATTTCTTGAAAGGATATAAGTGAGGGTGATTTCTCCTGCATATATGGGTTCGTATGGCATATTGCGTGCTGGACCGTAGTATCTGAACGGTTGTGTGTTGAAGGATCGTCCAGGAATTGTTACTGCTTCACAACGAATTGATAGTTGTCGAGTCTCTGCGGAATTGTTTGTGAAAAATACTCGTGGAGTATTGATTGCAACAGAGTACCGATTGTTAAATGCTATTCCTTGCGAGAGAATATTGTAAAACATTTCGTTAATGTTTGATGGCAGATAAGGCATTTATTTTCCCTTTATGGAGTTTTTGGTGATTGTTTTTCTTGATTTTCTGAACGCTGTTGTTGGTTTAGCATTTTTAAAATTCATGGTGTTTGACCTCATCATGTCTTCCCATAAATCAAACGGAACCATAATGGGTCTTTTTGTTATGCCTTTCCATAGATATTTTCTGTAACACGGCTTGAAAAATCTGAAATTAGACCTGGCATTCAAGTGGTCGTAGCTAACCAGTAGTCTAGTTTTCCAGTCTTCACTTACACGGATTTGCGGTAAGTATTTTATAAGATTTTGGAACAAGAACTCTCTATACTCTAAATCTAAAAAGTGGATATTAATCCCAGCAAATCCCTCTTTATAAGACTTTGTAACTAATACCAATGGAAAGGTGTCATAATACGTATTACTAGAAAGAAAATATTCGTTAGTTGGTTGATATTTAAAAATTACAAATACACCAGGTATAAGTCTGTTTGGCATCATTAGTCTATTCGTTTTGTTCATTAGTTGTAGAAATTTAATGTACGTTTGATTTGTAGAACCAATAACCGAAGTAGTTTCGTCTATTATTTTTTGTAGTTCTAGTTTTGAATCTATGGAAATCATGACTTTTTGAATATATCGTCTTCGGTCAGAATCTTAAATTTCCATCCTTTGGTATCAGACACCCGTTTTGCTGCTTCCCACTTGGCATTATTGGTTATCCACGTTTTTACTTCGGTGATATATCCTTTGGTGACCCTCTTTTTCTTTTTGGGTTCTTGGCATTGCTTTTTGGGTTTGATTTCTACCAACCAAGTGTTGATGCCTTTCTTAGTTTTTACCTCGATCAAAAAGTCTACAAAGTATTTGTGGATTTTTTTGTCTAGTGGGTTAATGTACGGAATTACTACTTCTTCTGATGCCCAACGTGTCACGCTAGAACTGCTGTCGCAAAACTTCATAAACTTTCTTTCCCACATACTCCTGTAAACAATTTTTGTTGGATCTCCCATGTACTTACTTGTATTTTGTGGTTGAAAAATGCCTTTGTACGCCATACATAAATATGTAGACTCCGCCCATTCAAATAAGGAATTTCTGAATGCCTACAGATAACAATCCCTTCTTTTTGAAAAGACCAGAACAAGCCAGACAAGGACAAGTCATAACATCTGATGGTAAACAGTTCACTGCAACCAACAGAAAGTCAATTAGTGCAGGAAGAGCATTGCGAGCAGAGTCCATGGCTGACCCAATTATGAGTGCCTTGGAAAGCACTCCTGATATGGTGCGTGGTGACCGCAAGCGACCTTCTATTCTTAAATTTCCTATAGAAATCGGATCAGGTGAAGTACCCCATGTTATGCAGTTTCAGATATTTTGGAGACAGGAAAACAAGGATTTGACAGACGCTAAGGGGGAGTTAAGCAAAGCAAAACAGGAAAACGAGAGAAAACTCCAAACCATGAATACCATATCAAGTCTTATAGACAAAGGAAACTTTACATACGAAAATGTGGCAAAGTCTCCTCTTTCTGATACGGGAATTGCAGAAATTCGTAGTATGGTAAAGGATAATTCACTTCTAAAGGTTGTAGACCCATCTGTAAACGATAACCTTGCAAATTTACTAAATCTGAATCCTGGAGAGGCAAAATTTATACTGGAGCAAACTATTAAGTCTCAACAGAAAAAAGTTGACTCTATTGCATTTGAAATAGAAAATGGAGCAGGTGCTATGGGGTTTGATGACAACGACAAACTACTTCTAGAAAATCGTTTTCAGGGAGCAGTAAATCGTACAACTGCTACGGGAGGAGGAGTACTTGGTGGATTGTTTGGACTTGGAATTGGTGCTTTAATGGGTGGTCCTATAGGAGCTGTTGCGGGTGGCATTATCGGTGCTGCCGGTGGTGTTGGTGTGCAACAAGGCGCAAAAAAATTGCAAGCTGGAACAAAGTACGATCAGATGGTTTCCATCTACCTTCCGTTTTGTACAAAGATAAACAATGAAGACTCTTTTTCATACGAAGACTCTGAAATGAAAGCAGCAGGCGCAATTGCTGATGCTATAGGTTCGGATCCATTGAATACAGCAGCGCAAGTTGGTCTTGCAGCTGTTGACATTGCAGCTGATAGTATAGGACAGGGTGCTGTTGCAAAATCTTTGACAGGAACCGTGCTTAATCCTCGTTTGGCAAAATTGTTTAAACAAAAAGAATTTAGAACCTTTTCTTTTATGTGGGAATTTTATCCTCGTAGCAGAGAAGAAGTAGAAATGATTCGTGATATTATTGAAACATTTCGCTACCATGCTCATCCGGCAAAATTT